TTATGGCGATGGAAAGATTGGTAATGGTGCCGTCCTTAATGGCTCTAGCGGATATCTATCTATTACCAACGCAAGCCAAACTGGATTGAACATCACCCAAGACATGACGATTTCATGTTGGTACAAGCCTACCGATTTAATCAGCACGGGTAGAATCATCCTGTCTAAATTCAATTACAACGGAACCAACCAAAGAGCTTATCAACTCTACTATACCAATTCTAGCGGTTATAGAATTATTTTGGGTCTTAGTCCAGACGGCTCGGCAGATTCTTCTGCCTCATTCGACTACGTAATGAATCCGGGAACGTGGTATCATCTTGTCGTTATCTACAGTTCGAATTTGGGTAAGTGTCAATTGTTCGTGAACAATCAACTCATTGGGACAGTCACGGGTTTAACCACGAGTATTTTCAACGCAACAGCAGATTTCAGAATCGGCAACAACCATTCAGGCGTTTATGGATATGGCACGATTGACGAAGTTAGCGTCTGGAATCGTCCCCTTACGTTGAAAGAAGTTGAACTTCTTTACAACAATAATCTGGCTCTGCAATACCCTTTTGGCGGACAAACTCAAATTAACGTCTCCGATGTTTATCTAATCGCCGAACCAGAAGTTCGCGTCTACTATGATAATTTAGTCGCTAATGGGGGCTCGATTAGAGGTAATCATTTGTATTACGTGAACGAGTTTGTAAAAGACCTAAAGAGATATGAAGTGTGGAATAAGCTAGATGATATTGGTATTTTTTGCGGAAACAATCTTGCAGCAGCTTTGACCAAATTGAAAAATTTGCAAGGTGGAAAATATCTAATCAATCATAACTTCGTAGAAGCCGATTATGTTTCTTCGGGTTCAGCGGGCGGTTTGAAGGGCGACGCCTCCACAAAATTTTTGGATAGTCTTCATAACGTTTCTGCACTTCCTTATAACAATCTATCCATCGGTCTTTATTGGAACGGAACGACCTCGGGCGTAGAAATCGGCGAAGACCAAACCAATCGCTTTACATTATTTCCCGGTTCTGGTAACGTGGCGGTCGCGACAGGTGGCGTTTATGCTCCCGGAAGAGCTATTACGAAAGGATTCATGATTGGAACAAGGTCTCCGGGCACCAATCTTTCAGTCTCTTTCAACGGAGACTTTTCTACTTGGAGCGACCCAGACTTGACTGGCAGTTTATTTGACGAATCGAGTTATATTTTTGCACGTAACGAAGGCAGCACCGCCGTAAACAAGTCATCGAATCGTATCTGTTATTACCATTTCGGAAGAGGTTTGTCGTCAATCGACTGCGGAAATTACAATACCGCTATTCAAAAGTTCATGACCTCTTTGGGTCGCCAAGCATAATGAGTAAAGTAAAGTCAACAAGCAAAGGTTTCGGGACGCACCGTGCCAAGGAATACACTATCTTTCCTTCCGTAGATAGCACGAACCTGCTTAAGCCAGCGGGAGACTACAATTATTACTCCAAGGGGTCGATGCAGTTCAATGGAACCCCATCCTACGTAGCTAATTTTGGTCGCAACGATACCTTTAGCGGCGTCGGTAAAAGCTTTACTTTCGAAGCTTGGATTAAGCCGTTCGCTATTTCCACGAACGCAGGCACTTTGTTTTCATGTCGTGGCGGCACTAATGGTGGCTGGTTCGTATTCACGGGAGGTTCTGGTGGTCCGACTCCGGGTAAAATTGTCATCGGTCCGGGCGGCGGCGATTTGACAAGCACAATTACGCCCAACTTGAATGAGTGGATTCACGTTGCGGTCTCCTATCAATATATTGGTTCAAACAATAACATCCTCAAGTTGTATTTGAACGGACAGCTAAATAACAGCAAGACTCAAAACGACATTATCGTACCGACTCCAAACCCCGGTTCTGACGCGTCTGTCGGCTTCGAACTCGGAGACCCGACAGGCTATTCTTTTCAAGGATTAATGGATGAAGTTCGTTTCTGGGACTATCTTCGCACCGACGCCGAAATTGCAGATAACTATAGGAAAACCATTGCGGGTACGGCTCCCGGACTTCTTGTTAATTTACGTTTCGAAGAGTTGGGTGGAAACCCAGTCAATCTCGCTAATGGAGTTCCTGCCGTGGCGGGCTCTACAACATGGAGCTACGATACTCCTGTGTTGGACCAAAGGCAAGCTTTGAGCTTGATAGTTCCTACGTTGGACCCAGATACGTATAATTATTATCAGAATGTCATTCGCAATGGTGGAGACGTTTCCTTTCTTACTCTCCAAGCTCTTGACGAATTCGTGAGAAATTTGAAGTCGGAAAACCTATGGGACAAGATTTACGATATTGGTCCGCTTTGTGGTAACAACGTTTCTGCGGCAATGACTAAATTGAAGTCTAGAAATGGTGTTTGGTATTTGACGCCAGCAAACGTAGACAATTCTAATTATGTAGAGAGGGGTGCTTCGGCAGGCGTTAAGGGTAATGGCTCTAGCGTATACATGGATACTGGATATACCGGAGACCTCGTTACTGCGGATGGTCATATGGCTTGTTACTTCAAAGGCACGGAAGCCAACGGAGCAAGTAAGTGCGTAATGGGTGCGTCCGTTGCTGGCGATACTTACGGTAACTATTTGGGCTGGATTAATGGCGGCACTTGGGAAGTGGGCGGCATTCTTACTAACGGTAACGACTACACTCCTTACGGCAACACCGTGAAACAAGAAGGTGCGGTTATGGTTAGCCACTTCGGGGCCATCAGCACGTATTATTCCAATGGACTTGTCCTAGGTTCTCCTAAGACGATTGTTGATGCTTACACTCCGTTATCGGTGCCCATTCAAATTATGTGTGTTTTGACGCAAGGTGGTTCGCGTGGTCTATTCGCTACTCGTTACGTGCGTTATTATTCGTTGGGTAGAGGCTTCTCGGACACCGAGGCGGCGACGTATCAGAAGCTAATTACTACTCTTCAATCTCGCCTTCACAGAACGGCTTAAGATTGGTCTTGACATTATCGCCACGTCCGAGTAGGATTTTGGAATGGCGAAAAATATCGACGTTCAATATCTAGAGTTAGTCCAGAAAATTCTCAACGAAGGAGTGCGTAAGGAAAACCGCACCGGAGTTGACACGCTCGCCATCGCGGGTGCGATGATTGAACATGATATGTCAGAAGGATTTCCGCTTTTGACGACTAAGAAAATGGCGTTCAAGAGCATCCGTGTGGAGCTTGAGGGCTTCATCAAGGGTATCCGTTCCAAGAAGTGGTTCCAAGACCGGGGCTGCAATATCTGGAACGAATGGTGTAACCCCAAGAAAGCCACCTACGGCAACGACGCCGACAGCAAGGCTAAGATGGCCGCTGAGGACGACTTGGGTTTAATTTACGGTGTCCAGTGGCGTGACTTCAAACAGCCTGAGACGCTTTCATTTGTAGGTACGGACAAGACCACAACTGGTTTTGCCCCTTCCTCTGGCGTAGACCAACTTAAAAAGATTGTCGAAACTCTCAAGAAGAATCCCAATGACCGTCGCATGATTTGTTCGGCTTGGAATCCGACCGCTCTTGACCAAATGGCCCTTCCGCCCTGTCACTTGCTTTGGCAGGTGACCGTAATCGACGGCAAGCTCAATCTGGCGTGGTATCAGCGGTCCGTTGACGTACCCCTTGGTCTCCCTTTCAATATCGCATCGTATGGCCTCCTACTGCACTTGCTGGCCAAGGAAGCGGGCCTTAAGGAAGGCCGTCTGATTGGGTTCCTCATGGATACCCATATCTACGTGAACCAAATCGACGCTCTCAAGGACCAAATTGGTCGCGAACCTTATGCCCTCCCCGTCGTCAATACACAGCCCTTTTCTTCGATTACCGAATGGACTTACGATTCAACTCGACTTGAAGGATATCAAAGCCATGAAAAAATCGCTTTCGAAATTGCAGTCTAAGGACTTATTCATAAGAGATTATAACGACTCTTTTAGAATGGCACGCGATTTATTCTACGATAAAGAACATTTGCGGGAAATGATGTATTATCGTGACGGGTCGCCGCGTCGCGGACCTCGTGGTCGTTATACGATGGACTACGAAACGGAATATAGAAATCCGCCCTTCTGGGACACTCACGTCCTTCTCAAGCATATTGCTGATGACAAGGATGATGAAGGCGAAGACATTTTCGTCTATTCTATCGTTGACAAATCGGACTACTCTTATTACAAACGTATCCCTCAAGCAGACGCCGCCAAGGATTGGTATCACCGCCTTCCTAGCGGCTTGTTCGAAGAGGTGGCGGACAACTGGTTCGAACTCCTTGGAGCCGAAGAAGACTTGAAACAGCACAACATCACAATCATTCAACGATGAAAACCTACGACGAACACGTCAATCCCTACATTTTCAGCGACGCCTTTCTCTCAGCCTCGCGTGAAGAAAGATTGGCCATGCCCTTCGAAAAGAAGTGCAGAGTCGGCAGCGTGGTTATCAGCGAAGAAAAACGCAAGAAGGTCACCGACTTCATCGTGAAATTTGCCGCAGCTAAAGCAGGCGAAGACGTTCATCGTATGGACGCCACGAACCGCGAGAAGCGATTCGGTACAGGTTTCTTGGGCGAGGCGGCGATGGAGCAGTTCCTTGGAGCGGACTTCATGGATACTTCGATTGGCAACTCCAAGAATTATGCCGTAGCTGACATGGCTCCTATCGGCGTCAACGCGGGAGTGAAGACGGGCGTATACGAGAACAACAAGTTCATTGCCATCAACCGCTATCTCAAACATCCTCAAGTCATTTGCTTCCTGTCCTCTGACCGGAAGCGAGTTATCGTCGCAGGCTTGGCTACGGTGGAAGTCCTCAGAGAGTATAGTGACGACAGTCTTATCATGACTCGCGACATGTCCAGCCGCAAAACTGGCTTTTACGGGTTCGAAAAACTTCTCCCCTTCAAGAACTTGGAAGAGCTACGTGCGTTAGCTCCTCTTAAAACTTGACATTTCCGCCATTCCGTAGACAATTACACCATGAGTCAACTTCCCATTCTTTACTCTCGAACGTCCAAAGGACAGGTTCAAACGTGGCAAATCTTCACTAAAGAAGACACGTTCTATACCGCCGAGGGTATCAAGGGTGGAACTATTTCCGTTTCCAAGCCTACCATCTGTCAAAAGAAGAACGTAGGCAGGGCCAACGAGACCGACACTTACGAACAGGCCAAACTTGAGGCAAAATCCAAGTGGCAGAAGAAGATTGACGGCGGCTATTGGGAGAACGAAGCCGATATCGACAAGGTAACCACGTTCTGGCCTATGCTGGCTGAGAAGTGGAAGGAATATAAGGACACAATTGTCGAACGCTTCGAAAAGAAAGAGACAGTATTCGTTCAGGCGAAGCTTGATGGTATGCGTTGCATCGTAACGAAGGACGGTATGTGGTCCCGCGAGGGCAAGCCTATCAAGTCCGCCCCGCATATCCGCCGCTTGCTTGAGCCGCTGTTTGCAGAGAATCCGAAGTTGATTCTCGACGGCGAGCTATACAATCACAAGTTCAAACACAACTTCAACAAGATTATCAGTCTTGCGAAGAAACAGAAGCCGACTCCTGAGCAATTAGCAGAAAGCGAACAGCTTCTTCAATACTGGATTTACGACTATATCTTCGAATACGGAGAGAAGGACCAGTTCTCTCTTCGTATGGAAGACGGCAAGACCGCTATCGACGCCCTCTATTACAAGCATAAAGAGATTGCTGGCAGCATCCGTTGGGTGAAGACTTACGAAGTTTCTTCGGTCAAGGAAATTGAAGACATGTTCTCCAAGTTCATTGACGACGGCTTTGAAGGTCTCATGGTTCGTGCTGACGAATCCTACCTGAACAAACGCACCAAGTTCCTTCTCAAATACAAGGAATTCTTGGAAAAGGAATTTCCTCTTGCTGGCGTCGAGGACGGTGCGGGCAATCGTGCAGGACTTGCTACGGTCGCATATTTCGAAGACCCTAACGGTTCTGAAATGTTCGATGGCAAGAAGTGTTTCAAAACGGGCGTCATCGGCAACGATGAATACACGGCCCAGCTATACAAAGACAGAGAGAAAATTAAGGGCGAACTCGGAACGGTTGTTTACTTCAATCTTACTCCTGATGGCGTTCCTCGCTTCGGCAAAATGAAAATTATCCGCGACTATGAATAAGACGATTTACATTATCCACTTCGAAAGTTACTCCGAATTTGAAGCTGTCTTTGATGACAACTTCCAATACGTTTCCGCATGGGATGGCAACGACGCTAATTGGCGTAACGAGTATTTCTCAGACTTCATGAAGAAGTTGGGGATTGTCGTGAAGACGGAGCTTCCCAAAAAGGTGAAGAGCCTTGATTTGGAGAAGGTGGCTTTCAAGAAAATGTACGGCTACGACTTGCCAGAGTCAGAGTAAAGAACACCATGATTGAGTATTCATGCGGCTTTTTATTCTTCCGCAAGTTCATCGACGGCGTTTTGGAAGACCATGTTCTTCTGATTCTCAAGAACAAGCCTGAGTGGCAGGCTGGCCTATACAATGGTATTGGCGGTAAAGTAGAGTCGGGCGAAACCGCCCTCGCCGCACAGGTTCGCGAATTCTTCGAAGAGGCTGGCGTAATTACCAAGCACTGGCAGGAGTTCGCCTCCATCGTAAATCAAGACGTAGACTTTAAGGTCACGTTCTTCTTCTCTCACTTCGAGGGTATTCCCGACTTCCAAAGCAAGACCACCGAAGAGGTAAAGGCTTTCCCTCTCAGTCAGCTTCCGCCTAATCTTATTAGCTCTCTTCGTTATCTTATCCCGCTCGCTTTGGATAAGGACGTTCTCAACTCAATGATTGTAGTTTCCAAATGAAATACGCATCTTTAGATATCGAAACAACGGGTATCGACAAACAGAATTGTCAAGTCATCCAAATTGGCGTGGTCATTGACGACTTAATGACTCCCGTACATGAGCTTCCTCGTTTCGAGGCGTTCATCAATCACGACGTATTGAAGTTTGAACCTTTCGCTTTGAATCTCCATTTGAAGACGGGTTTGCTTTCTCGTTATTTGGAAGACAAGAATAAAGAGTCGTTCAACGCGGTCGCCCTCAATCTTCGCCTTTTCTTCGCGAAACATTATCCTCTCGCAACACCCAAGGACAAGTATTACTTGGCAGGAAAGAATCTCGCGTCGTTCGACGTGCCTTTCCTGAGAGCGGGAAATGACGAAATGATGAACACGCTTCTCAATCAGTGCGGTCATCGCGTCATCGACCCGGCAACCTATTTCACCGACTTCATTAACGACAAGGCTCCTGCCAGTCTTGACGATTGCAAGAAGCGTGCAGGTATTGGTGGTGGCGTAGTTGCCCACGATGCCCTATACGACGCTTTGGATATCGTTCAAGTAGTTCGTTACATCGCAGCAAAGAACGACGGACGTTTCCAATGAAGGCTATCGCAGCAATGGCGTCCAATCGAACCATCGGTCTAGATGGTAAACTTCCTTGGAGAATAAAGGGTGACCTTCAATTCTTCAAGAAGATGACTATGGGCTGTCGTTGCGTGGTGGGAAGAAAGACGTTCGTATCCCTTCCCAAGCTGGAAGGTCGCACGTTTACCGTCATTACTCGCGACCTCAAGAACCTTCCCCCGCACGCGGAGAAACCTTACAACGCATTCTTGTCTGGCGACATTATTGATGACCTAGGTTACGGTGACGATACGTGGCTTATCGGTGGAGCAGAAATGTATAGAAGCTTTCTGCCAGAATGCACAGACCTTTACCTTACCCGCATCTTCAAGAGCTATGAAGGAGACACTTTCTTTCCTAGCTTCGAACATATGTTCACGGAGCACAAGGTTATCGAAAGCACGAACGAATACGCTATTGTCCATTACAGGAGAAACGGCAAAAAGTTCTACGACGCAACCCAACTAAAAACATGAGAATCAATTTCTTCGCTGGCCCCGGTGCTGGCAAATCAACAACTACCGCTCGCGTCTTTTCTGAATTGAAGGAACGCGGCGTTTCCGTAGAACACGTTGGCGAATACGTCAAGGCTTGGGCTTACCAGAAGCGTCAAATCTCCAAGTTCGACCAACTCTACATTTTCGGCAAGCAGCACCAATATGAATATCGCTACCTGTCGCAGGGCGTTAAGAATATCGTCACAGATTCTCCTTGCTTTCTTTCTGTCATTTACTCCTATTTCTATCAGCAGCCCGCCATTGGTGGAGCCATTAATACGCTGGTTCAGGAATACGACAAGGACCATCCTAGCTTGAATATCTTCCTGCATCGCGGCGATAAGCCATACGTGCAAGAAGGCCGTTGGCAAGACCTTACGGCAGCAAAGCAGCTTGACGTATTCATGTTGGAAATGTTGAAGCACAACTACCCGAACAACCTTATCGAAATCGACTACCAAGATAAGGAAAAGATTCTCTCTACAGTATTATCAGCAGTTGAAAAGTGACCCTTTTCCCGGCTAATCCTGACTATGGGAAAAAAGAAAGTCGTTGTAGTCACAGGAATCACGGGTCAAGACGGTAGCTTCATGGTAGAATATCTGCTCAAGAATACTGAGCACGATATCTATGGCACCGTCCGAAGACTTAGTGTCAAGAACCATAAGAACCTTGAGCATATCAAAGACCCTCGCTTCAAGCTTATCGACCTTGACTTGAACGACAGTCAGAGCATCACGGCGGCTATCGTCAAGCTCAAGCCAGACTACTTTATTAATTTTGCCGCACAGAGTTTCGTTTCCGCTTCTTGGTCTATGCCAAAGCAGACATTCGAAACCAACGCAACGGCGGTCCTAGACATTCTAGAAGCTGTCCGCCAGTTCGCCCCAAACTGTCGTTTCTATAACGCGGGCACCTCTGAGGAATTCGGAGACGTTCTTTATTCACCGCAGGACGAAAAGCATCCGCTACGTCCTCGCAGCCCATACGGTGCTTCGAAAGCAGCCGCCCGCCACTTAGTCAAAGTGTATAGAGAGTCCTACAATCTATACGCAGTCCAAGGCTGGCTATTCAATCACGAAGGCGTCCGTCGTGGCGAAGAGTTTGTGACCCGCAAGATTACCAAAGGTGTTGCTAAAATCTTCACCGCCATGATGGACAACAAGCCTTTCGAGCCGCTTGAACTAGGCAACATGTCTTCCAAGCGGGATAGGTCGGACGCAGAAGATTTTATCGAAGGTGTTTGGATGATGCTCGATCAAGAGCAATACAATCCAGAGCTTAAGAAAGAATTCGAAGCACTTCCATTTCCAGCCAGAACCGAACAGTTCCTTTCCAAGAAGGTGAACGACTATGTTCTAGCTTCCGGTGAGACGCACCTCATTGCAGAGTTTGTGGAGAAAGCTTTTGAAGCGGCGAATATTGACGCAGAGCTTCGTTGGGACGGCGACTGGGCTACGGCCAAGTTCGTTGTCAGGGGCACGGATATCGTGTTGGTCAAGACGAACTCCAAGTTCTTTAGACCAGCCGAAGTTGACCTTCTATTGGGTTCACCCGAGAGAGTCAAGGCGGAATTGGGATGGAAGCCCAACATTACCTTCCCTCAGCTTGTCACCAAGATGGTTGAGAATGACATAAAACTACACAAATATGAAGCTCGTTCTTGATACAGAAACCACAGGTTTACTTAAAAAGGGTCTCCCTGTAGACCACCCATCTCAGCCCCGTATTGTTCAATTGGGTGCCATTCTATACAGTGAGGAAGGACTAGTCAGGGCAGAGTTGAACCTTATTGTCAAGCCTGATGGCTGGACAGTGCCCGTAGAAGCGTCCAATGTTCATGGCATCACTACGGAGATAGCCGAACAGTTCGGTGTTCCTATCGCGTTTGCTTTGACCGTATTGAACCAATTGGTGAAGCTTGCCGACACCGTAGTTGCCCACAACTACGATTATGACAACCCAGTCATTGATGGCGAGTTCGCCCGCCTTGGTAAGCCTTCTCCTTTTAAAGACAAGCCAAACTTCTGTACCATGAAGGCCGCGACCGATGTTGTCAAGGAAGCTGGTCCTCGTGGATTCAAGTGGCCAAAATTGCAATCTACGTATAAGTTCTTGTTTGGCAGTGAGTTCGAAGGAGCCCACGACGCTATGGCTGATGTAAGAGCTTGCGGCAGAATCTTTTTCGAACTTCGCAAAAGAAATTCTTGACCTTTTCGGAATAGTTCGGTAGAATCAGGGGCCATCATGCCAACTGAGAAAATCGAAA